ACAAGGCCGCTACTGAAATGCTCAATTCAAGGTGGGCAAAGCAGGTAGGTAAACGCGCCCAAACTCTGGCCGAGGCTATGCGCAATGGATGAGTTGTACGTCCCTGACCACATTGATTACCAGCTAATCAACGGCGGCAAGTTAGGTCTGCTGCGTGAAATTATCCAGTTTGGCACCCCAATATACGGCTATGACGTAGAGCTAGACAGAATCGGCCTTGATGCTGATGGAATTTTAACGCTGGACGCGGGATATACGTGGGACTTTGGTAGTTATGCAATAGATACCCCCCCCATGGTCATAGCGAGCGCGGCACATGATGCTTTTTGCTTACTGACCAATGCTAGGATGATCCCCTGGGGCTGCCGAAAGCTGGCCGACAGCTACTTCCGGTTCTGCCTCAAAGCCAACGGTGGTGGGGTATCACGATTCTGGCGGTGGGCTGGAGTTAGTATCTATTCGCAGCTATTCGCAAGATGGAGAGATAAAAATGACAAGCCCTAACTTCAAAGCCTTCTTGGTTGTATTCACTGCCATTGTCCTGCTGATGATGCAGGGATGCGCAGAATTCAGCGCGTTCAAATCAGGCGTGGCAGAACATGGAGCAGACGCATCAGATCAGGTGCTTGAATCGGCCCTTTGGACAGTCTGCACAGGGGTATCGGTAGGCGCGGTAAAGCGCAGGTTCAAGACCGAGCAAGAGCGTGCTGCGTACAACGATCTGTGCCCTGTGATCGAGCTGCCCTGATAGAGGGGTGACACAGACCATGAGCTGACCCAAAACAAGTCGGCATGATAGAATGATATAATCCTGTGCGTATTGTGTACGCTAATTATCGAGACAGCAAAATAAGCCGAGATTGACCAGCCATGCTTATACCGTGGTTTGAATAATCTCTGGGAATCATGGGAGGACGGTACATGCCATTGAAGAAAGGCTATAGCAAAAAGTCAGTGTCGGCTAACATTAAAGCCGAGATGTCTTCAGGAAAGCCCCAGAAGCAGGCTGTCGCCATTGCTCTTGATGTGGCTCGAAAGGCCAAAAAGAAAAAGAGTAAAGCATAATGGCTGGCGGCAGACCATCTAAGCTAACTCCCGAGATACTTGAAAGGGCCAACGATTATCTCCAACACTTTGAAAACTATGGAGATGTTATCCCGTCTGCCGCTGGTCTTGCTGTTGTGTGCGAGGTGTCAGAACCAACCGTTTACAACTGGGATTGTGAGTCCAATCCGGAGTTTTTTGGGTTGTTAGCAAAACTCAAGGCAAAACAGCAGCAAGTGCTGATTACCAAGGGGCTAACTGGCGAATTTAACGCTGCGATTACCAAGCTGGTGTTAAGCAAGCATGGATATCACGACCGAGTAGAGCAGACCGGCGCAGATGGTGGCCCGATCAAGACTGATACTACATGGACGGTAAAGGTAGTCGATGCCTGAGATGACCATCCCCAGAAAGCTCTTGCCGCTGGTTCAGAAGCCCAAGCGGTTCAAGATCATTATCGGTGGCAGGGGATCAGGCAAGAGCCAGTCAGTGGGTGATATCTGCCTGATGGACGCTCAGACAAGGGGAATCAAAACAGCCTGCTTCCGAGAGTATCAAAACTCGATGGATGACTCGGTTCATGCTCTCTTGACTGCCGAGATGGACAGGCTGGGCATGACCGGCTTTAAGGCTCAAGCTACATCAATCCAGCATGGCGGGCAGGATGCTTTCAAGTTTCGCGGTCTAGCAAGGAACCCTGAAGGCATCAAGTCTATGCATGGGTTCAAGCGGTTCTGGGTGGAAGAAGCCCAGACAATCAGCTTCGATTCTCTCAAAGCACTGACTCCTACTCTCCGAACCGATGACTCTGAAATCTGGATGACTGGCAACCCAAGGCATTCCAGTGACGTATTCTCGCAAAGATTTATAAAGCCTTGGGAGAAGGAACTAAGGCGTGACAAGTATTACGAAGATGATCTGCACATGGTCATCTGGGTTAACTACAACGACAACCCATTTTTCCCTGATGTGTTAGAGCAGGAACGAGCATATGACGAAACCAACCTGTCGACTGCTTTGTATCGTCACATCTGGCTAGGAGAATACTACGATGAGGTTGAGGATTGTATTATCCCTGTAGAGTGGTTTGATGCTGCCATTGATGCCCATGAGAAGCTAGGCTTTAAACCTGAAGGCGCAATCATTGCAAGTCATGACCCAAGCGATGAAGGTGGAGACACTAAGGGTCTGGCTATCCGCAGGGGATCGGTTGTGTTGCAGGTGTCTGAAAAGATCACTGGCGACAGCAACGAGGGCATGGATTGGGCGCTGGAGGAATCCCGTAAGGCTGGGGCAGACTGGTTTGTATGGGACTGTGACGGCATGGGGATTAGCTTAAAGCGCCAGGTTGAACAGGCTTTAACAGGCACCCGGATGCAGTGGTGGATGTTCCGGGGTAGTGAGACACCTGACAATCCTGACTCGACTTATGCCGATGACAAGGAACAGAGAAAGACCAACCGAGACACATTCTTCAACAAGCGTGCGCAGTATTGGTGGAAGTTGCGTGAGCGGTTTGAGAATACGTGGAGAGCCATAGGGCAGAAGCGATACATCAATCCAGATGACATGATTTCATTGTCATCTGGTATCGAAAGCATAGATCAGCTCAGGGCAGAGGTTTGCCGTATTCCCTTAAAGCGTAACAATAATGGTAAGATACAGATCATGAGCAAGATTGAAATGGCGAAGAAGCCATATCAACTGCCATCTCCCAACATGGGGGACTCGCTGATGATGGCGATGTTTGCGCCCAAGGTTGCGGCTGCGCAGACTGCCAAGATTAATTTCAAGGGGTGGGGTAATGGCTGATTACGAGATGGAAACCGGAAGCAATCAGGCTTCTGACGATGACGGTTATGTCTCCAAAAAGGCAGAGAAGGCTGTTGTGTCTGAGGAGATATATGAGTCTGACGATAAGTTTGATTCTCACAATGATGTGATGAGTCTGCTTTCTGCTGCTCAAATGGCTGACCACGACAATCGTGAGAAGGCTAGAGAGGCCCAGCTTTTTGTGTCCAAACGTGACGGCCAATGGGAGGCGTACTGGTGGAACAACAACATCAACAAGCCTCGCTACACTTTTGACATGACTTCGCCCATTGTCGATCAGATCGCTGGTGAACTTGAGCAGGCTGACTTTGACATCGTGGTATCCCCTGCTGGTGGTAACGCAACCAAAGACGCAGCCGAGATATATGACGGGATCATTCGTAACCTGGAAACCATCTCCAACGCTTCCATGACATACTCGGCTGCTGGTCGCGGTATGGTGACTTGTGGGTATGACGCTTGGCGAGTAGTGCAGAAGTTTGCTGACGACAATTCATTTGAGCAAGACCTGCTGGTTGAACCTATTGGGAACGCAATTGACCGGGTTTGGTTTGACCCTTCTGCCCAGCTTCAGGATTGCTCAGACGCTCGCTATTGCTTTGTATTGCATCCTATTGCAACAAGTGAGTATCGCGCTCGCTGGCCTGAAGGCAGTGGTATGTCAGTATCTGATGACCGTGAGGGTGATGCGTATTACGACAAAGCCGAAGTGGTCGTGATTGGCGAACTTCTCTACGTTGAGGAGGAGATGCGCGAACTGGTCTTGATGTCCAATGGTCAGGTGCATGAAGTCAATGATGACTTTGAAATGATCCGTGACGAACTTCTGATGCTTGGTGTTAGAGAAGTGCGGCGCAGAGAGCGCAAATACAAAAAGGTGTGCTCTAGGCTGTTTGACGCAAATGGATGGCTTGAAGATGATAAGGACACGGCATTTTGCTATCTGCCTGTTGTACCCGTTTTCGCTAACTTCAAGATTCTTGAAAACAAGATCATCTACTACGGTGCTGTTGAGAAGCTGATGGATTCTCAACGAGTCCTGAACTATTCGCTGTCCCGTGAGATCGAGGAAGGCGCACTAGCTCCAAGGGCTAAGTGGTGGATGACAATGGCTCAGGCTGCGGGCCATGAACTGCAGATACAGACACTGAACACTAATGCCGACCCTGTACAGTTTTACAACCCTGATCCCAACGCTCCCGGCGCTCCCCAGCAATCAGGAGGTGCCCAGATCAATCCCGGCCTGCGGAATATCTCGGAGAGCATGAGGGGCATCATCGGAATGGCTGCAGGGATGTTTGCGTCCAACATGGGTGACAATCCGGGCCTTCAGTCCGGTGTTGCTATCGAGAGGCTCCAGAACAAGGGTGACAACGGGACGCATAAATACTTCCGCGCTCTTGAGATAGCTATTAGTCATACTGGCCGCATTCTTGTCTCAACTATACCCAAGGTATACGACAACGAGCGACAAATGCGCTTAATGTATGAAGATGGCACGTTTGAGATGAAGCCGATCAATCAGGAAGTGATTGATATGCAGACCAGCAAGGTTGTGAAGGTCAACGACCTTTCGGTTGGAACCTATGACGTTGTTTGTAAGGCTGGCCCGTCATTCCGGAATCGTCAGGAACAGACGCTGAGAACCATGCTCGACTTGGCTCAGGTTGATCCGTCTATCCTGCAGTTGGGTGGTGATCTCTTTTTGAGGAACGTGGTATCTCCTGTTGCTGACGCTCTTGCTGAACGCAGACGCGCACAGATGCTGGCTCAGGGCATTATTCCCGAATCACAGATGACGGACGAAGAAAAGCAGCAGATGGCTATGGCTGCTCAAAGTCAGGGTCAGGCACAAGACCCTAATATGGTTCTGGCTCAGGCTGAAATGCTCAAAGCCCAAGCCCAGCAGCAGCAGGCTCAGAATGACGCGATGAAGATACAGCTTGAGAACATGAAGCTGCAGATACAGGCTCAGAACTACGAGAACCAGAACCAGAACGCTCAGGTTGATACACAGATCAAGGCATTCGATTCCGAAACCAGCCGAATGGATACACAGATCAAGGCGGAACAGGCTGGAGCCAAGATCAATCTTGATAACACTTCAGCACTGAGCAAGCAGGTTGAGACCCAGATCAAGGTGGCCGAAGCAATGACTCCGCCCTTTATAAGGCAATAACATGGCTGAATCAGCACTCCGATCATTAGTCCAGGCTCCGCGCAATATGCAGCAGGAGCGCATGGATGCTCGCAGGGCAAGGATCGGCATGGAGGCATATCAGCCTACAGCATCGACCAAGTCTGTTGGTCAGGTGAGTGCTGATATGCTTGGCGGTGTCGCGCTTGGGACCACGTTCATTCCCGGGTATGGCGATGTAGCAGGTATTGTTGCTGACGCTGCCATGTACGCGAACTATCCAGAGGAGCGCACTTTGACCAACTACGGTTTGAGCGCATTGGGGATACTGCCGTTTGTGCCTCCTGTCTCAGCTTTACGAACTGCTGGTCATGTGGCTGAAAGGGCCTTGGATATGTCCCAAGCGGCAAGGATGCAGAGAGCGCAAGACCTTGGGTTTGATACTAGCAGGATTTCATACAGAGGACTTAGTCGCGAGTACGATCCAAGTAAAGCTGGAAACTATCAAATGTTTACTAGCAGTCCTGAAGATGCCAGCGAGTATGGAAGCAATGTTGTTTCTTCATATTTAAGGAAAGGAAACAATCTTGTTGTTGATGGCGGCAGAAATAACTTTAACTCAATTCCTGTTTATCAATTACCTGATGATGTTAAAGCAAACTTGCATTCTAGTGTAGGCAGCGTGGCTAGGACAGATGATATAGCGTATGCAGCACAAGCAGCAGGCTATGATTCTGTATCAATTAACAATGTGTTTGATAAAGCGTCTAACGAAATTCCATTGAGGCCATCCGCTTCCAGCAAAAAGCCTTTAAGTCAGAAGATGATGGATTTTCTTGACGAGGTAAATGCAAGCGGAATGTTAGACGGCGTTCCTGATGTCGCTCTGCCTCCTGAAATTCCAAGAAACTACGACCCAACTACGATTGATATAATCTTTGACCCGAAAAACATCCGATCAATCAACGCAGCCTTTGACCCAGCCAAGCGCGAGTCGTCAAACCTTACGGCAGGTGTTGGCGGGGCTATAGTTGGCGGCTCTGCGTTGAGGGCGTTAATTCCTCAAGAACAAGAACGCAGACCGGATTGACAATAATTGTCACTTAGTGACAAACTGTGAACAGGCACCCATCCTTTAATGGGGCGCAGTACCGGGACACGGCCTTTTCCGTGGCATTTACCTATAGGGGCAATCATGAGCAAGCTACAACCAGACGATGGCGGATATTTGATCGAGCAAGAAGAGATTGATGAAACTCCAGAAACTGAAGATCAGGTCGAACAGGAGGAAACTCCAGAGCCTGATTCGGAATCAGCTACCGATAGTGGAGACTCCCAGCACGAAAAACAGGTGGAGTTTACTGAGGAACAGCAAAAGATTTTCAACGATGCTGTCGGGAAGAAGGTTTTCAAGCTCCGTGAAAAAGAGCGAGAAGCCGAAGCCCTACGCAGCCGTCTTGAAGAACTGGAGCGAATGGTTCCCCAGCAAGGAAAGCCGGCAGTTCCCGAGGCACCCGATCCGTTTGCGCTCTCAGATGCAGAGTACAGGCAGAAGCTGGTGGCAAGGGATCAGGCAATCCGCGAGGCTACTGCATGGGAAGCGCAACAGCAGGCAACGCTTTGGCAGCGTCAGCAAGCGCAACTTGAGCAGCAGCAACGGCAGCAGGAACGACAGCAGGAGGAAGTAAAGGCGTATGCAACCCGAGCGAAACAACTCGGCATTACGCCTGCAGAACTTCAAGACGCTGGTACGTTGGTAGCGGGATACGGTATAGACCCGGCTCTGGTAGAGATGATTCTAGCGGATGACCACGGGCCACTAATTACCAAATTCCTTGCCAGAAACCAGATGGAACTTGAACGACTGACGCAAATGCCCGTAACGGCTGCTGCGGTAAAACTTGCAACTGATCTGAAGGCCAAGGCTGTCGCCATGAAACCCAAGGTAACTAATACGCCTGATCCGCTGAACCGGCCACGAAATGCCGGGATCAGTCCTAAGCCGAAAGGCCCGGCAGGTGCCACGTTTGAATAGGAGATGCCACAATGGCTAACAATCTTAGTAGTAACATTACCCGAAAGGTCGCACGCGTATTTCTGGACAAGTTTGAATCCAGCCGAGTGTTGACCAAAACCGTAGACACCCAGCTTCTGAGCAATCAGTTTAACCCTTCGACCGGTACGACTGTTGACTTCAAGCGTCCCACTGACTACCGCAGCATCCGTACTTCTGGCGGTGATATTTCGGCCTCTACCAAGTCCGATATCATTGCTGGCAAAGCGTCTGGCGTGGTTCAGGACTACTTCACTGTAGCTACCGAGTGGACGAACATTGAAGAAGCTCTGGAACTGGATCAGCTTGAAGAAATTCTTGCTCCGATGGCAACCCGCTTGGTCACTGATCTTGAGCTTGATCTGTCCAGCTACATGCTGAAGAACTGCAACTTGAAGTACGGCGCACCTGGCACTGCAATTAATGCTTGGTCGGATGTGGCTGGTGCTGCGGCATTCATGCAGAGCATGGGCGTACCGATGGAAGGCGAGAAGTATTACGTTGTTAATCCCTTCGTAGCTGCTTCGCTGGCATCGGCTCAGACTGGTCTGCACGCTGGTGACAAGCTGGTAATGACCGCATGGGAAAAGAGCCAGATCAGCCCGAACTTTGCTGGCCTTCGCGCTCTAACGTCCAGTGCGCTGTCCAGCTATACTTCCGGCACTGCCTCTGACCGCGCTGGTACTCTGTCGGCAAACCCGACCGTTACCTACGTTGCCCACAAGGACAGCATGAAGCAGTCTCTGGCTGTAACTGGTTTTTCGGCCAGCGCTACGGTCAAAGCTGGTGAGATCATCACGATCACTGGCCGCAACCGCCTGAACCTGTCGACCCGGACCCAGATTGTTGATGGCGCAGGCTCGGCTATCATCTTCTGCGGTGTAGTAACTGCTGACGTTACTCTGGGTGCATCGGGTGAAGGCACCTTGGTAGTTGCAGGCGCAGCCATTTACGAAGCCAACGGCCAGTACAACACTGTTGCCTCGGCTCCTGTAAGTGGTGACGTGGTAACCCTGCTGGGTTCTGCTTCTACCCTGTACCAGCCCGCCATGTTCTACCATCAGCAGGCATTCGGCCTTGGCACTGTAAAACTGCCCAAGCTGTACATGACTGACACGGTAGCAACTACTCAGGACGGCATGAGCATCCGCGTAACGAAATACTCGGATGGTGACGCTAACACGCAGAAGATTCGTTTTGACCTTCTGCCTGCTTACGCCACGTTCAATCCGTTCTTTGCAGGTCAGGCTTTCGGAGTCTAATGACGGAGAAGGGGGAGGGTGTGAAAGCTCTCCCCCTTTTTTAATTATGGCAAAGGCTAAAGATTCAAGACTTACTTGTGCCGGAGTGTCTGGGTATAACAAGGAAAAATGGTGACACAAACATTTATCAAACCGAGTGGCGCAGAAGTTAGCGTGAATGCCAATTCCTATGACGCAGCGATTGCACTAGGATGGGTTCCGAAAGATTCTATTCCTGTTCTTGTTGTTGAACAGGCTATTTCCGAAAATGTAGTTATGATTGAGTCTGCTCCCAAGCGCAGGGGACGGTCTCCGAAAATCAAAGGGGTCTAAAATGAAAGGCTTGTACGCAAACATCCATGCCAAGCGAAAGCGAATTGAAGAAGGTTCCAAGGAAAAAATGCGTAAGCCAAATAGTAAAGGGTCCCCATCTACAAAAGCATTCAAGCAGGCTGCAAAAACAGCAAAGAAGCCGAGGTTTGAATAATGGCGACTGTTGCACAGGTAGCAAAAGCCTCACTCCAACGGATACTGGTTCAAGCGTCTGAAGCTCCTCTCGAAGCAGATGAGTATCAGGATTTTATCTTTGCCCTGAATAACTACATGCTGTCCCTTGATGCGCAAGGGATTCATTTGGGTTACACGCAAGTAGCCGATCTCGCAGATCAAGTAACCGTCCCTGTCGGTGCTCTCCGTGGCGTTATTGCCAACGTAGCAATTGAAGTGGCACCTGATTACGGTGGGGTTGTGTCGGACGCATTGGTGCTTCAAGCAAGGGAAGGTCTGCAGGCTATGAGAATGCTTGGTCAGACCATTGGGGCAACTCGCATGCCGTCTACCCTTCCGATTGGATCGGGTAATAGCGACTCTGGGTATGGCTGGACTTGGAACTTCTATCCCGATAGCGAGGAATCTATCCTTGCAGAGACTATCGGAACGATTGCACTGGAGAATCAGACCAATGGTTGACCGCGCTTATGGAGTGAAGCAAAGTGACTTCACAGCTCAGACCAGCATACTGGCAGGCTCTTACTTGGGGTTTTTCGCCAATGGGTACAATTACAAAATCAGCTATGACAACTTCCTGTCGGGGCTTGGTGTAACAGGAACGATTGCACAAGATGGTGCGGTAACAGGTACTCCGGTTCTTGATATTCAGGGTGTTGATAACTTCATCCGCAACATTGAAGATGGGGCCGGAATTGTTACTAACATCTCTCCTGATAACGGAATCCAGATAGCCCACAACTTCACTGTTAACGCCACGGGTGAGCCACTGATGCAGAGCATCTCGGCAGCTAGTCCTACGTTTGTTTCATTGGTTGGTGGACTCGGAATCGCTGTAGCTACAAGCGGACAGACCATTGAAATTTCATCCACTGAAGCGGCTACATATGCGTCCGTTTCAGTAGAGGGCAATTCAACTGTTACAACGATTGGTTCTACAGCGACACCTGTAAAGGCGGTGGCTACGTTCACCATTGGGGATATATCAGCCGGGTTTACAGGTAGCACAGACGGAAGAATTACGCATACCGGCCAAACATCAAGGCATGTCGTAAACGCTGTTGTTACCTTAGATACTTCCTCTGGTAGTAACCACAAGATTTCGGTTTACATTGCCAAGAACGGGGCAGTTGCTTCAGTAAAAATGACTGATACCGTTTCGGCTGGTTCGCCAAGAGCGATTGCCACGTTCTTCAGTGGTGTGCTGAACCAAAACGACTACCTGGAGATTTTCGTCAGGAACGAATCCACGACTGATAGCGTGATCCTTGTTAACGCTGTTTTGAGTGTTCTCTGATGCCTGTAACTCAGCTACCAATTACCAACGGATTCTATGTATCCAACTCCCTGCCGATATCGGCTCAGGAATGTACAAACTGGTATGTAGTGGTTGAGGGTGCCCCTGCGCTCGCACAAGAGACGCTAAGAGGGACACCGGGCATTGAGGAGGTGGAGACCACAGGGGTTATTCTGCAGGCCAACAGGGGCGCTTACGCAATGGCTGCAGTGCCCTACTTTGTGAACGGCACTACTCTGTACCGGATGGATCAAACAGCCACTGTTCCAGCCGAAGTGTACGACATGGTTTCCATTGGCACGGTATCAGGCACTGCTCGGGTGTCGATGGCCGATAACGGCACGCAGTTGATGGTGCTGGTTCCGGGTGGCGATGGTTACATTTATAACCACGTTACCGATACCTACTCACAGATCACAGACCTTGATTTCACGGCGAACGGGAACCCGCAGTTTGTTGTGTTTATTGATGGCTATTTTGTAGTCACCACTGACACCAAGAAGTTTATAGTGTCTGCTTTGAATGATGGTCTTAGCTGGAACGCTTTGGACTTTGGAACTGCCGAGTCTGATCCCGATGTGATCGTGGCACCCATTGTTTACAAAAACCAATTGTTCATATCAGGGAGCCAAACCTTTGAGGCTTTCCAGAATATCGGAGGATCGGACTTTCCTTTTCAGCGATCAGGTCTGTTTCTGGATAAAGGGGTTTATTCCCCGTACTCACTGATAAACACTCAGGACACCTTTATGTGGGTGGGTGGGGGCCAGAATGAATCACCAGCTATTTGGGCATTCGCAGGCAACTCAACGCAAAAAATTTCCACTGTTGCTATCGACTTTATATTGAAGGCTTTAACGAACGACCAGCTGGCTAACCTCTACTCTTGGACGTACAGCCAAAACGGGGCTTACTTTGTGGCGTTTGCTCTCCCCAATTCAACCTTGGTTTACGACCATTCCTCAAAACGCTGGCATGAGAGAAAGTCATATTACGATAACCAATTGTTCGGCTATCGCATATCCGGCATGACCCAAGCATATAACCATGTGTTTTGCGGTGACCAGATAGACGGCAGGATTGGCAAATTGAATCCTGATCTTTTTGATGAGTACAGCAACAACATTATCCGAACTGTTGCTACTCAGCCTTTTCAGAACAACATGCAGTCCATCTTTGTCCCGTCTATTGAGCTAACAATTGAATCGGGCGTAGGGAATACCGATGTATTGAATCCGGTAATTGCAATGGATCGAAGTGTTGATGGCAAGACGTGGACGGATCAGCGTAACCGTGAAATGGGCAAGATTGGCGAATACAACCGCAGGGCTATTTGGCGCAGGAATGGGCGTGCCAGTAGATTTGAGGTGTTCAGGTTTACTTTGAGTGACGCTGTTAAACCAGTGATTATTCAGTTGACGGCAGATATCATACCGGGGGCCAAATGACAGGCCCGAGACTGAACGCTGCCCAGCCTATCATTGAACCCAATGGAACAATGAGTCAGACGTTCAGGACATGGACGCTGGATGCCTCTTTGAGCATTCCGATCATTGGAACTGGAAGCCCTGAAGGCGCAGTAACAGCCAGGCAGTACAGCCTTTACATTGATTCAACCGGCGCTGCTGGCTCAATAGAATACAGGAAGATGCTTCCTGACATTGGCGGGGATGTAACGCAAGGATGGAAATTAGTGTAAGACCCTGTGATGACGATGAGGCATTGGAGTATCTCCGAGACCCGTCTGTCATCAAATTGCTTAGTGTCGATCCCCAAGGGATAGGCTTAGACTGGTTCACGATTATCATGGATGAGAAGCTGCTTGTGGTGGCAAAGCCTGATAACGATGAGCTAGAAATTCATGTAGCCTGCAAGTATCGTGAACGAGGCGAAGTCCGTGAAACAATGAAGCATGGGCTTAAATGGCTAACGGATCAGGGGTTTTCAAAAATTTGGACAACGGCACCCGATGAGAGAAAAGCATTGGGAAAAATGTTAGAATTTCTGCAATTCCGAAAGATCGGAGAGAGGTGGATATATGGGCATTGAAGCGGCAGTATTGGGTGCAGTTATTGGTGGTGGAGCATCTTTGGTCGGCAGTGCTATGGATCGTAGAGCACAGGGAAAGGCTGCTAATAAGACCAATGAAGTCTCTGCAGCCAGAACTCAGGCTGGCCTGAATGCCTTGCAGCCGGGATTCCAGACTGCTCAGGACATCCAGCAGCAAGCATACGGTGTCGGCAATCAGATGCGCCAGCAGGGTATGACGCAGGGCTTGGATATTATCTCGCAGTTGTATGGCCCGACAGCGGGTATGCAGCAGCAGGGTTACATGGATGCGCAGCAAGCATTGTTAGCTGGCCTTCCTTTGCAGCGTGCAGCTATCTTGGGTGGAAAAATTGACTACAGTCAGTTGCAGCCATCTCAGACTCAGTATGACCCGCGACTGCTTGCCGGGATATTTGCTAATCAGCAACTTCCTCAAGGTGCTGTTAACTTTGCGCCCTTCCCTGCTGCTCAGGCAATGAGGTAATCACATGGCAACCCCTGCAGAACAGTTCAATGCTCAACCCATTGATACTCAAATGAATCAAATCCGGGCATGGTTCCAACAGAACCCAAATGCTAGTGCGCAAGCAATGGAATCTGCGATGGCATCCAATGGTGTTGACCCGCAGAAAGTTGCGATGGCAATGGGTAACACTAGACTTCCTGATGCGCCTGCATCAATTCGGGTCGCACAGTATCAAAACATCACTGGCAACAGATCGGATATCAACGATATCAACCGGGCACTAGTTGCACGCGATCTTGGCGTTTCTGCTGAAGAATTGTCTTCTCTTGACGGAATGCCGCTTGCGCAATCTCAGGCTTTGATGGGTAGAGCAGCAGAGGAGCACGCAGTTCCCGGTCAGGTAACTACAGATCAGATTCGTGCTTATCTTGCGGGTAATCCGAATGTGTCAGACCAGCAGATTTATCAATTGATGAATCGGTATGGCGTGACTCCGTTACAGCTTTCTCAGGCCACTGGAGTTGATGTAAACAAAATTCTTCAACGACATCAGGCAGCAGCACAAGCAGCAGCACAAGCAACAGCAGAGACCATTCCAACGGGCCTGGTTGGGTTTGAGCAAGCTACACAGAGTGGCTTGGCAGATGTAACAGGAACCCTTCGAGGCGCACAAACTGAAGCGCGGGCAGCACTTGATCCCGCAATGGAAGAAGTTGCCAGACTTTATAACTTGAATGTTGGAGACTTGCAGCAGGCAGGTACTCAGGCCCGTGGAGATATCGAGCGGACTTACGGCACTGCCGGTCAGATGATCCAGCCTTATCAGCAGGCAGGTACTACTGCGCTTCAGCAGGAACTAGCCTTGTCTGGTGCCTTGGGTCAGGACGCATTCAATCAGGCGTATCAGGAAAGCCCCTACGTTAAATTCCTTCGTGAGCAAGGGGAACGCTCTACCCTTGCAGGCGCAGCGGCTACAGGCGGCTTAGGAGGCGGCAGGGTACAACAGGAACTGGTCAGGTTTGGTCAGGGTCTGGCTGGTCAGGGATTGCAGCAGCAGATCCAGAATCTACGATCCTTGAGTGGTCAGGGCCTGCAGGCGGCTGGTGCTGGAGCAGATATCCAAACTGGCATGGGTACTAACCTTGCCAACCTTGGCACTGGTATTGCGCGTGATGTAGCAGGCCAGCGTCAGGGGCTTGCAGGTGAGCGCAGTCAGTATGGTGTTAACGTAGCCAACCTTGCCACCAGTACCGGAACCAACATTGCCAACGCTCAGGGCACTGCTGCTCAAAACATTGCTAGTCAAAGGGCTTTGGCCGGTCAGCAACTGGCTAATCAGATTGCAGGGGTAAGCTCTGGTTTGCAGAACTACGCATTGAACCAAAGTCTTGCCCAGTCAAACCTGCTGAATCAGTACGGCGGGACTGCGCTAAGTATGCAGCAGGGTTATACTGCCGACCAGATTGCAGCCATGCAGAACGCGGCAAACCAAGCATCACAATCACAGCAAAATTATTCCGGGCAGCAGGCAAATTTGCTCAGTGGGCAGCCATTCACACAAACCCAGCCATTTAGCTATGGTCAGGCATTTGGGAATGCGCTTAATGCTGCTTCTATTGGGTATGACCTTGCTGGTAGCGGGCAACAGAATCCAGCAGGAAACAATCAAGCCTATGTTGGCCCAATGTCCGGGCAGTATCCGTCATTCCCTACTCAACAGCCTCTGGGCACAATGTCGGGGCCAGGATATCAGCCGTTTAATGTGTTTAATACCAATCTTATAGCTTCACGACTTGGCGGGGTGGGCTAATGGCTCAAGATATCGGTTTGCTTCTGAGGGGCTTGGGTGCTGCATTTAGCAACACTGTTCCGCAATTCCGGCAAGAAATGGCTCAGGAGCAGGAATCTCAGTACCTGCAAGGTCAACGCCAACAGCAAGCACAAATGCAGAATGCTGAAATGCTACAGGCTCGGCAATCTGCTATGTATAAAGACGCTGAATCGGCTCTCAAGCTAATGGCTGCTGGTGATTTGGATAGCGTGGTTGCATTGGGTCAGGAACGGCTTCAATTGCTTGGTAACTTCGCTGATGCCGACCCGTCCGATACTGCTCGACTGACTCAGTTTGCTATGCAGGCAAGGGCTGGTGATCGCAATGCTTACAACAGTTTGTCGCGGGAACTTCTCAGCACTGTTCAACGCGGTTTGGCTATGGGGGTGCTTACTCCGCCTGAAGTTAAACAGCCGGAATCGTACACACTAGGCCCGGGCCAAAGGAGATTTGAGGGCGTAAGGGAAGTTGCTTCTGTTCCTGCATTGCTGCAAGGGCCGAGTGCTGTCGTGAATGTTGGTGGAGAAGGGAGCCCAGAACTCAACAAGCTGATTGACCAGCAGGCTGCAACGTATTTGTCGGCAGGATCAACCGCAGCGTCCTTATATAATGACCTAAACCTTCTTAGCCAACTTGCTCCGCTTACTAGCGAGGGGGCAATTCCCGCTGCAATCTCTAGTATTTATCCGACATATAATGATGCAAACGCAGCCTTCAGAGGCATTATTAGTCAAGCACTGCCAAAGCTCAAAGTTCCGGGAAGCGGGTCGCAGTCTGACAAAGACGTTGACGTCCTGATTGATGGTATTGGGCCGCTGGCAGCGTCAAATGAAACTAAGCAACTACTTGTTCAGGCGATGATCCAGAAGAATCAGATAGACCAGAAACGGGCAGACATTGCGCAAAAGTATGCAACCCAAGAGATTGACAGGACACAATATCTCCGCGAGATTCGCGCAGTGGATAGTCAATCAATCATAAGCGAACCCTTAAGGGCTGCTCTTGGTAGCGTAATGGGGATACCTAGAACGGCAACCGATGCAGGTATAACGCCTGAAGAATGGAACGCCATGACGCCGGAAGGCCAAGCATCTTTTAGCGGGTAATTATTATGGCTCTAACACCGGAACAGCAAGCAGCACTTGATGAGGCTAGAGCAAAACTCAACAGAGGTCTGTTGGTTGCTCCTACGCAAAGGATCAGAACTGCCGCACAAGGATTGACACTAAACCTTGCAGATGAAGCGGAGGCAGCTTTGGTGTCTGCTGCTACTGGCCGTCCACGGGAAGAGGTGGAGCAAGAGATTCTCCGTAAAATTAGCGAATATAAAATTCAATCTCCAACTGAATCCAAAATGATTGAGTTTGGCGGTGCAGTCATTCCTGCTGCTATTGCTTCTGCCGTTACTCGGAACCAGGCTCCAATGACTGGGGTATTTTCCAAGTTTCTGCCCAATCTTGCGAAGGTAAC